AATGATTGAAGGTAAAGAACCTAGTCATCCAAATACAAAACCAACGATTGATTTTATTGCTCATGAAATTCAGAAAGCATTTGATATGGGTCTAGAATATGACTTGACTGATTTGAAGCATGACGTATTTCTTAGAGCTATTCGTTCGACCAATAACAAAGAATACTGTGTTGCAGTATTCCAAAAGATTCCTTGGTCATCCATTAGAGATGATGAGGGAGCTACTGAAAACAAACTCACAAACTTCACAAAGATTTATCCAAAAGAAGAATTGGTTTTCTTCGATATCGAGGTGTATCCTAATTTGTTCGTAGTCGTCTGGAAGAAATACCACGATGACGAATTTACAAAATGGATTAACCCAACACCCGACCAAATTGAATATTTGTTGAGCTTCCCTATTGTCGGATTTAACAACCGTCGATACGATAACCATATTCTCTATGCACGATTACTTGGATGTAACAATCTCGAGTTATTCCGTCAGTCATACAGAATCGTTAACGAAAAAAATGCGAAGAGTGGAATGTATGCTGCTGCTTATGAATTAAGCTATACCGATATTTATGAGTACGCTCAGAAGAAACAATCACTCAAACGTTGGGAAGTTGATCTTGGTATCAAACACGTCGAGATGGAAATTCCTTGGGACCAACCTGTTCCTGAAGAATTAATTCCAGTTGTAGTTGATTACTGTGTTAACGACGTCGATGCAACTGAGAAATTGTTCGACGCTATTTATGCGGATTACGTTGCGCGTGAAATCTTGGCTACAATTGCCAAAGGCTCAATGAACGCAACAAACAATCAGCTCACCGCCAAATTTATCTTTGGTGACGACCCACGTCCTCAAGACAAATTTAATTATGTCAAGCTTGCAACTATATTCCCAGGATACAAGTACGAATTCGGTAAGTCGTATTATCGTGGTTTCGAAACTGGTGAAGGTGGATTTGTATATGCCGAACCGGGAGTATACAAGAATATCGCTTTGCTTGATGTCGAGTCAATGCATCCGAACTCTCTTGTAAATATGAATTACTTTGGTCCATATACTCAACGCTATGCTGACTTGCTTAAAGTTCGTGTGTTATTGAAACATAACAAGATTGACGAAGTTAAACAAATGTTTGATGGCGTATTGGCTCCGTTCTTGGATAATCCAGAATTTCTCAAACCTTTGGTAACTGCATTGAAGATTGTAATCAACTCTGTATACGGAATGACCTCAGCTAAATTTGATAACAAGTTCAAACACCCAGATAATATTGATAACATCGTTGCAAAACGTGGTGCGTTATTTATGGTGGATTTGAAATTTTCTATTGAAGAGCAAGGATATCAGGTTTGTCATATTAAGACCGATTCTGTTAAGATTCCAAATGCAGATGAGAAGATTATTAAATTCGTTGAAGACTTTGGCGCTCAAGAGAAATACAAATATCGTTTCGAACATGAACATACTTACAAACGTATGGCTCTAATCAATAACGCGGTTTATATTGCTCAACTCGAAGATGACAAATGGTCGCCGACTGGAGCCGAGTATGCTAACACGTATTTGCTTAAACGAGTATGGACCAAAGAAGAGTTGGTTGATAAAGATTTCTTCATCACTAAACAATCGAAAGGTCATATTTACTTAGGTGACGAATTCGTTGGTAAAGTTGGATCTATTTATGCTTCTAAGACTGGAGCAGAATGCATGTGGACAGAAGACAATGAAAACTTCAAGTCCATCGCTGGAACGAAAGGATATTTGTTCAAACAAACAGACAAGTTTGATATTGAAGATGTAGATTTCAGCTTCTACGATAAGATTGCTGTCGATGGTCTTAAGAAAATCATGAAGGTTGGTGATATCAAAGATATTGTTGACGACATGCCTAAGGACTATGTTGACGCTCTCGAACTTCAAGACAAGTATCCAAACACTCACGCCATTTCTATCAATCATGGAACTCTCAAAATCAAAACTCCTGAGAACGCGTGATTGAATTTTCCCGCAGGTCGATTATAGGCTTCGCAGGATTTACATGGCACATAATAGAGAGGAAGAACAAAATTCTGCTGATTTGTTCTCTTCTTTATTTTTTTTGTAACAATGTCAGACTAACGTCAGAATAGAAAGGACATATAAATGACAGCAACAACAAAAATTACTCAAATTTCAGACTCCCAAATTATTTTGGAAGAAGTCGATTTCCTCTTCGCTCGAAACTTCACTGGGCGCCAGGAAAAATACAATCGTGCAGGAGACCGTCACTTTAACGTTAAAGTAAATCCTGAAGATGTCGACCTACTCTTATCTTATGGTGTAAATGTTAAACAATATTCTCCTAAAGATGTTCCAGATGATCTTGCCGCTAAGATGGAAGAAAATCCAGACATGTTCGAACCTGCGTATTTCTTCAAGGTCCGTGTGTATACACAATTTGGTTTACCAAGTATTGCCATTATTTATGATGATGGAACTACTCCAGTCGATGGAGATATTGATCCTCGTGACCGTATGTATTTGACTGAAGAATCGCAGCTATCAATTATCGATGATTTGGAAATCGCTATTTGCGATATGACCATTGCTCGACGAGACCCAAGTCCGGACGGACAGTACGCTCGTCTTAATCTTAAGAATGCCTACATCCGAGTGGTAGACAACCCACTACGTCGTAAATATGGCTTCTAATAAAATTGAATTATACGACTATCAACGTCAGGCAGTTGATAGATTGCATAATGGATCTGTATTGTTAGGAAAGGTCGGTTCTGGTAAATCCTTTACCGGCCTGTTTTATTATTTAGAGAATCACAAAGACTTACCCCTTTATATTATCACAGTAGCTAAAAAGCGAAATGATAAAGAGTGGCATAGAGATATGGAAGCTCTTGGTATAACGGGTATTGTAGATTCTTGGAATAATATTACCAAATACACTGATGTTGAAAATGCATTCTTCTTATTCGACGAACAACGAGCAATCGGTTATGGTTCGTGGGGCATGTCTTTTATAAAGATAGCCAGAAAGAATAAGTGGATAATGTTGACAGCAACGCCTGGTGATGTATGGATAGATTGGATGTGCTTATTTATAGCAAACGGATTTTACAAAAACAAATCTCAGTTTGTTGATATGCATGTTGAATACAATCCCTACTCAAAATTTCCACAGATCAAACGATATCATGGAGTAGACCGATTAGATAGACTCCGTAGAAGTTTGGTAGTGGCTATGGAAGACTTTAGAAAAACTAAAGTTAACCGACTCACAATCAACACATCTTTTGACAAAGATTTATATTCTCAGGTAATGAAGTCAAGGTTCAATCCATACACGGAAGAACCTATTACCAGTGCTTCGGAATTTACACAAGTGTTAAGAAGGATTGTTAATTCTTCTCCTCGTAGAAAAGAAGCTGTTAAGAATGAAATCATGACAAGAGATAAAGTTATTGTGTTTTACAACTATATCTATGAACTTGACATTTTGAAAGATATTTGTCAAGAATTAAATAGAGCGTATTATCAATATAACGGTGCTAAGCACGAAGCTATACCAAACAGTGACTCGTGGATATACTTAGTGCAATACACCGCAGGAGCCGAGGCTTGGAATTGTATTACCACCGATACGATTTTGTTTTATTCATTAAATTACTCATACCGAGTAATGGACCAATCCGAAGGTCGAATAAATCGCGTGAATACCTCCTTTAATGATCTTTTTTACATTTATTTCAAAAGCCCGGCTTCAATTGATGACGCAATATCTAGGTCTATAAAATCTAAAAAGAAATTCAATGAAAGGAATTGGGTAACAGCCACATGTCCAAATTGGAACGAGACTTTCAACGAGAACTAATCAAGGATATTAAAAATCGTTTTCCTGATGCTATAGTTAAAAAGAATGACTCTAGTTATATTCAAGGAATACCAGATCTATCCGTAGACATTGGACCATATTCCTATCATTTAGAAGTCAAACGTAGTGGAACTGCCCCGTACCGTCCTAATCAAGAATATTACTTAAACAAGTATAATTCAACAGGAGGTTGGGCTAGAACTATCTATCCTGCTAATAAGGAGGCTATATTGAATGAAATGGAACAAACATCCAGAATTCGAAGGACATCATAGTTTCCTTAGTGCTAGTCAATGTCACTGGCTCAATTATGAACCAGAAAAACTCATAGAACGTTTTGAAAATGAGAAGGCAAAACAAAGAGGCACTGAACTTCACGAATTTGCTAGTTTATCTATTCATCACAGAATTAGATTAGAACCAGGTCATACTCATCCTGCTGTTGCAAATTTTGTAAACGATGCTATTGGATATCGTATGGATAGTGAAGTTTTGTTATTCTATAGTCCTTATGCTTTTGGTACTGCCGATGCCATTCGTTATGATCCACCAACAAAAGATAATCCTCGTGGATTTCTTAGGATTCATGATTTGAAGACTGGCAAAACAAAACCAAAGATGGAACAACTACTTGTGTATGCTGCTTATTTCTGTTTGGAGTATGGCGTTAAACCTGAACGAACAGATTTCGAATTGCGTATATATCAAGGCAGCAAAATAGACACGTATATTCCTGAAGCGGAAGATGTATATGATGTCTATAACACAATTAAAGAATTCTCCGCAATTCTTGAAAGAAAACCGGAATAGAAAGGCATAGCATGGATCTGGAAGATTATTATTTAATGCATACAGGTACCCCACACCAAGGTAATGTTCCTCACAGTGGACGCTATGCTTGGGGTTCTGGTGAAAATTCATATCAGCGAGCAACATCTTGGTCGGACACAGTTGCGAAATATCGTAAAAATGGTTTGACTGATACTCAGATCGCTGCTAAACTTGGTATTACCACAACCGAATTTCGTGCTAGAAATACGATTTCTAAACAACAAATTCGATTACACAATATTTCTAGAATTCAAGAACTAGCTGACAAAGGTCTTGGCTCAATTGAAATTTCTAGACAAACTGGTATTCCTGAATCTACTGTTCGTATGAATATGGATGCTTCGGTTAAACAAAAAGTTAATCGTATGGAACAAGTTAAATCTGATTTGAAAGATTTAATTAAAGAAAATCCATATCTTGACGTCGGTCTCGGAGCTGCGCAACAATTGGGTATAAACGAAAATATGCTTAAACGTGCAGTACAACAACTTGAAGCTGATGGCTATCACATGCATAAAGTATATGTGAAGAATGCCACAAACGATGACCATTGGGTTGAAATGAAAGTTTTAACCAAAGAGTCTAATCCTGATATTGTAAGAGAACACAAACACGAAATCAAACCTCCTAATTTATATAAGACTGAAGACGGAACAACTAAATTAGGATTGAAACCGATCGAACATCTTGATTGGAAACGTGTTGGCATTCGTTATGATGAACAGGGCGGAACAGACAAAGATGGTGTCATGGAATTACGTCCTGGTGTTAAAGACCTTGACCTAGGAAATTCTAAATATGCTCAAGTTCGTATCGGTGTTGGAGGAACTCATTATCTTAAAGGTATGGCTGTTTATGGAGATCCGAAAGATTTTCCTAAAGGCGTAGACGTTATATTCAACACCAACAAGAAGCAAGGAACACCGAAAGAAGATGTTCTTAAGAAACTTAAAGATGATCCTGATAATCCATTCGGTGCACAAATTAAACCTAATGGACAAAAAGGTGCTATCAATAAAGTTAATGAAGAAGGTGACTGGGGAACTTGGTCAAAAACCTTATCTTCTCAATTTGTTTCTAAACAACCGCCTATATTGGTTAAAGGTCGTATTCAAAAGACATACGAGAAACTCCAAAAAGAGTTTGATGAAATAGCCAATTTAAATAACCCTGTAGTCCGTAGAATTATGATGGCAGATTTTGCAAATGGTTTAACCACCAAACGTCATAATTTGAAACTCACAGGTTTTGATCGAATGCGTGGTCAAGTTCTGTTACCTTTATCAGGTATAAAAGCTAATGAAATCTATGCGCCAAACTTTAAGAATGGTGAGAAGGTTGTT